GGCGGTTGAAGATTTCGAGTCCTTCGGTGTAGCGTTCGCGGGCGTTGCTAGTGGCGTAGGTTTCGTCCATCTCGGCTTTGCCAAAGGCGGGGTGGAGGTGCTCGAAGATAATGTCCCGCGCTTCGATCACGCAGCCGTCTTGATAGGCGCAGTGGGTGAAGTAGTTATCCGAATACATGCTTTTAAAATCGGGATGGAAGAGGTGGCCCTGCGCCTTGTAGCGGGCGCGGGTGAGGATGGCCATGCAGAGGAGGGCATCGGTGCGACTGCCATCGGACACGGCCAGCACCGTGGGCTGCGAGAGATCGCCGAGGCGATCGAGGATGAGCGTGTCCCAGTGCATGGGTGGCTCAAAGTCGTCACTCATCTGCACCATCACCTGACCGTGACAGGCAGCGGCGGCTGCGTTCCATGCGGCCACGCAGCCACCGCCTGGCGGCACGATGACGGCGCGGTTGGCGGCGAGGGGCAGGGCTTGCTCGTCATCGGCATCGAGGCCGAAGACGTGCTCGATGGCATCGGGGTCGGCGGCTCGGGCCATCCACAGGGCCTGCGTATGGAGAGCCTTCTTGGAGCGGCCTCGGGTGGCGTGGAGGAGGCTGATCTTGGCACCGTGCTTTTTAAAATGATTCAGCTGAAGGACATCGCCGGTGGTGCGGCGACCATTGAGTCGCAGGGCCACGGCGTGCAGCTGGATGCCTGCCCAGCCGTAATACTGCGCCCGGTGGCTCCAGAGGTAGCCGGGAGGCTTGGGCAGCGCGAGCATGGCCGTGGTCCAGGCGAGCATCTGCCCGAAGCGACCCGTCCGGCAGGCGTGGACGGCGAGCTCGCCATAGGCTTCGCGGCGGGCGGGATCGGTGGCGAGGGCTTGGAGGTAGAGCTGGCCTTGGTTCTTGAGATCGGGGCACATTTGGCCGAGCGACATGAGCAGCTCGTAACGCTCGGGGATGCCGAGGTCGGAGCCTTGCAGCAGCTGCGTGGCTTCGGTGACGGCCTCCTCGGAGCGACCCACGGCCCGCAGGCTATTCACCAGGTGAAAGCGATGACCGGCGGTGATGCTGCCGTCGTCTTTCATGGCTTGCAGCAGCGTGAGGTTTCGCTCGTCATTGGGTGCGCGGGTGCCGCGTGGCATGTGGGTAATGACGGCCTGCGGGACGATGACGAAGCGCGGCTCGGCGATGCCAGGCGTCAGCTCCTCGTGGACGCGGTGCCGCCAGTAGAAGGCTGACTTTCTGACGAGGCGATCTTTGACCACGCGGAGGCCGTCATCGGGCACGTTGTAATCCCAGCAAAAGGCATCGGCGGTCTGGTGGTGAGCGGCGAAGGTTTCGCGGATGATGGAGATGGAGGTGGGATCGATGACGTCATCGGTGTCGGCCCACAAGACCCACTCGTGGGAAGCGAGATCAAAAGCCCGCTGGCGAGCGGCGGCGAAGTTGTCCACATGGGGCCAAGCTGCGTTCTCGGGGGCGTTGGAATAAATGGTCTGCTGCTTCACCTTGGGGTGATTGAAGGCGATGACGCTGGTGCGGTCGGGTGCCTGCGCACCGATGGCGGACACGATAACGATCTCATCGACCAGGGGAGCGAAGGAGTCGAGGAACCGCTGAATGTATTGATCGACATTGCCTGCGATAAGGCAGAGGGAAATTTTAGGGGTGGGGTTCATGGGGAATAAAAAACCCGACGTGCCAAGTGCGGGCAGCGTCGGGTAAAACCGAAGTTTTGAACTGGGTGAAACAAACCCGCCCTCGTGGCACAAACACGAGGGAGGGGTGGCGAAGCGAGGGCGAAGACTAGGTCGTGGCCGTGGTGATGCAGTGACCTTGAAGAGTCAGTGCGCGGGCATACCCGTAGAGGGCCTGCATGTTCATGAAATACTTGCCAGCGGCGCGATTCCAGTGGCGCGTGTAGAGCGCACTGATTCCGGTGGCGGAATCGGTCAGCACTTCGAAGGCTTCGTATTCCTGCTCGGGGAGCAAGTTTTGAAGGCCACGGAAGGCCACAGCGGCGGCACCCTTACCCACGGCGATCCCGATGAGGGAGATGCCATTGAGCGGGAAGGCGGTGGGGGTCATGATGTCGAACCCGAGCACGCGTCCGATGTCGCCCTCGTTGATGGCTTGATTGCCACCGCGATTGAGTGCCAGCACCAAATTCGTGTCGCTGAACAAACCTGCCTCGACGCTGTCATCGAGCAGCAAGGTGCGATTGGCGCGAGGGCACTTCTTGTTGTTCAAGGCGACGCGAGCGGCGAGCACGGCGTCGAGCTTGAAGTTGGCGGAGGCGGTGGTGGTGGGGGCACCGAAAGCGGCGACCGTGAACATGCTGAGGATGTCCTGGAAGATCAGGGTGCTCAGCGCGGCGCTCATCTGCTGCGCGTAGGCGTCGTAGTTGCCAGCGTTGGCGGAATCTGCCAGCTGCTGGGTGGTGACGTCCACGGGAACGATCTTGCGAGCGTTCAGCGTGACGGTGATGGCGGTGATGGTGCCGCCGGTGCCTTCCATGACGTCAGCTGCCTGCGTGTAGGTGGTGGCGGTGGCCGAGCCGAAGAGCGGCACGGTGATGCTCTCACCCTGACGGCCCGCGAGGGAGCTGAGGTCAGTGGAGAAAGCGTTCAAGGGGGCGAGCATGTCCACGACTTGCTGGAAGGCTTGCGTGGCGAACAGACGGTCATTGAAGAGGGTGGCCATATATTTTTGGAGTGAAGGGTGGGGTCAGAGGTGGAGGGTTAGGCTGCGTTTTTCATTGCGGCCTTGATGGCCACCAGATTCTTGTTGTAGAAGGCTTGACGCTCAGCGGGATCTTCGATGGCGTTGAACTGGTCGAGCGCGGAGCCTTTGGCGGCGGTGCCTGCACCGGAGGTGGCAGCAGCACCCTGCGCGGAACCAGCGGCACCGTGCGTGACCAGGGCGGAGAGCGCGGCGATCTTTTCTTCCAGCGGCTGGGTGGCAGCAGCGACGGCGGCGGGCAGCGCGGCGGCAATGCCGGAACCGACTGCGGTGTCGAAGATCTTCTTGGTCTCCGCGTCTTCGAGGTTCATTTCAAACTTGGCGGCTTCGGGCTTGTGAGCGGCGATGGCAGCGCAGATTTGGTCTTCCGTTTCATCGCCCGAGAGAGCGATGCCAGCGTGTGCAGCGAGGGCGATGATGGCTTTGGTCATTGTGATTTGAGTGGAGATGGACGCGGTGGGCGTTTCGTCTTGGCGCGTGTCAAATAATGCGGCGGGGAGCATGGTGAATTTTGCGGCCCACTCGGCTTTGAAGGCGCGTGCCTGGGTGCCTTTGATCAGCTCATCCGCAAAGCCTGCGTCGATGGCTTCTTCGCCAAAGAACCAGGTGCCCATCTGAGCTTTCATGAGGTCGCGGATCTCAGCTTCGTCTTTGCCGGTGCGCTCGGTGTAGAGAGCCACGATCCGGTTTTCGAATTGCTGGATGACCTTGGCAGCGGCGTCCATTTCGTCCGCGTTGCCCACGGCCCCGCCGGTGACGCGGTGGATCATGACGCGGCCATTTTCGGCGATGCGGATTTTCTCTCCGGCCAGCATGATGACGCTGCCCATGGAGGCCGCCATCCCGGTGATGTTCACGGTGATCGATGCGCCGGAGTTTTTGAGCGCGTCGTAGATGGTGAAGCCGTCATTGCAGTCGCCCCCTGGGGTGTCGAGATTGAGGACGATGGACTTGGGGGTGCCTGCTGCTTTCAGCTGGGCAGCGAAGTCTTTGGCCGACACACCAAAGTAGCCGATCTCATCGGTGATGTCGATCGTGAGGGAGTCGGAGCCAGCATTGCGAATTTGAAACCAGGAGCGCATGATGCGCGGCGGGTGTCAATCTTCCGGGTCGTCATTGGCACTTAGCTCGTCCGCGATGGCCTCTGCCGATAAACTGCCCACGAGACCACTGGCGGCCTGCGTGACCTTTGGCCCGAGGCCGATGATGATGGCGATGGACTCGGGGATCATGACCTCAATGATGGGTCTGCCGGTCGCCTGGGAGATGGCGTAGCGCACATTGTCGAGTTTTTCATCGATGCTGGCGTGACGCACGGAGACGCCGGACATGGCGCTGCGTTGCTCGATGTAATCTTCCGCCGTGATCAGGTGGCTGTCCCAGCGGTCCATGTCCGCTTTGTGATCGCGACCGAGATCGACGCTTGGGTCGGGATCGCACACGAAGTCGATCTCGTTCCAGTCATCGACGGTGGCGAATTTCTCCAAGGGTCCACCGGGCAGCATGGCATCGGCGATGACGAACTCCCAGCACCATTGGAGGTGCGGGTAAATGAGGCCGCGCATGTTTTCGTAGGCGCGGCGCACTTTGTCGAGGATGGCACGCGCACTGGCACCGCCGAGACTGCCCATGGAGAAGATCCACTCCGGCGGCAGGCCGAAGTTATAGATGAAGGGCTGCGTGAGATGCTCCAGGAGCTGGGCGAAATTCACGGCCTCGCCGCTGGTGAAGAACTTGATGTCTTCATTCATGCCCAGGGGAATCATGACCGCGCCGTCGTGGATCTCGACAAAGCGTTTTCCGGTGTCCACTGCCGGCACTCCCGACTGGGTGTTTTTCATGACCTGCTTCATGGCATTAGGCACCTCACCGCCGGTGGTGGTGGTGACGCCGAGCAGGGAGGCGCGAATCTTGGCCGAGTGTTTCCGCACGGCTTTGAGGTCGAGGGCATCGAGCAGGTCATTGCCACTGGTGAAAATGGCGGGCGTGCCGTGCTGCTGATTGAAGCGCAAATTGTCCTTCAGGTGGCTGATGAAATTGGCATCGAGATCCACGAAGCGGGAATCGCGTGAATAGGGATCGCCATCGAGGCAGATGCGGACCTTCGCCAGCTGGCCAAAGTTGTTGTAAAGGAGCCCATCGTTCCAGCGGTCTTCCTTGTCGATGGCACTGGCGGGCGAGCACGCCTGGTCTCGGGTGAAGGTCTGAAATTGAACGCGGCGTTTGGATTTGTCGGCCAGTGACCAGGTGCGGGTCATTTCGTCGCCTTTTACTTTTTGCACGAAGCAGGAACCGTCGCCGAGAATGGCACTGAGCCAGCGGGGCTGGAGCTGGTAGAAGGTGCTTTCTTTGCGAAGATCGCAAGCGGTGGAGCTGGCCCACTTGCCGAAGAACGCGGTGGCAGCGGCTTTGAACTCGGGATTCGTGGAGATGGATTTGAGCCCGATGCCTTTGCCGATGGCTTCTTTGGGCAAGGTTTGCACCGCGTATTTCACGACCGGAATCTCGTCCTGGAGGAAGCGTGAGACCTCCACGCGGTTGCGGTTTTTCGCCATGCCCTCCAGCGATTTGTTGCTCCACATGCGCTGCGGAGCGACGCGGACGGTGCCAGTGGTGGGGCCCAGTGCGTTGGTCGGGGAAAAGACCGGAGCTTTTCCGGTCGGTGCGGTGGCCTTTTTGCGGCTCATAGGTATTCAGAGGTCTCGAAGGTTTCGTGTGGGGTGCCCACAAATTTGAAGCCGAAGGGCTTGGCGTATTGGCTGGCGACTTCACCGGCGATGAGTCCTTCGAGGTGCTCGATGGCTCCACGCAAGGCGAGCCGTTTTTCCTCGGGCGTGGCTCCCCTCCATTGGAAGGCTCCATTGGCTCCGTCCTTCGAGGCGGCAGTGCCCTCGGCATCGCCTGCGGCGGTAAGCGCGGTGTATTCTTTCCAGAGGTAGGTCTTCTGGGCCGCGTAGTCGGTGGCGGGGTAGAGGTTGCGGGCCAGGAATAGCCACTCCTGGCGCAGGTCTGAAACGGAGACGGGCATGGTCGTGCCCGGGTGTCAATGCTGCGGTGAACTTCCGCAGCAGCAGACAGCCGCAAAGCCGTCTGCTGCTGAGCTATTTGTTCGCTTCAACTCCAAAGCCATCGCACGCGGCGCACTTGTGAGAAATGTTACCGCTGTTTCGCGACCTCTTACCGCCCGCGCCCCCGCAAGCGTTGCAAGGCTGCGGCAATTCATACGCAGCCAAAAGAGCAAGTAGCCGTTTCCGATCTTTACCAATTCGCAGGTTATCAATCCGCCGCATTGCCCTATCCTCAATGGAGGAATTAGGCAGAAAGCGATTGGCAATTTCAACATGCTTCCAGCGCGAACGCGAACCATGCGCGGCAGGGGCAACCGTCTGATATGTTTGACCTTTGGGTGTCTTTAACTTCGGTGAACGTGGCATGGTAAGTGTGGGTGGATTGTAATTAGTCGGCGGTGCCTGCGCTTGAAGCGTTCAGAAGTCGATGAACTTGGCTTTTCGGGCGATCTGAGAGGCGAGCAGGGCGTATTTTCCGCAGTCGCCTAGGTGGTCATTCTGCACGCGTTTCCAGAGGTTGGTCTGACGGTCTTTCATCTGGCCCATCAGTCCGGTCTTCAGCTCCATGTCGGCATCGGTGGGGATGATGATTTTGGGGCCTTTGCCTTTTTGGATGCGCCTGCCGTAGAACTCGTCTTTGAGCTGCGTGTCAGAATACGTGTAGAGTTTGACGTCTTTGTTTCGTGACGCAGCGCGGGTCTCGTTCCATGTGCCGGTGGCTCGCGGATCTCCTTTGACGGGCCAGAGGAAGCCGCCGGAGGCATCGCACACGTCATAGACCTCCTCGGTGTTCCAGCTGCTGTCGGAGTAACCGACCGAGGGATAGATGACGCTGCTGGTGCCTGCCAGATAGTAGCCGCGAGCTTTCAGGAAATCGGGAGCGATGAGATCGCGCTCCGAGGTCACCGAGCCCCAGTCGATATACAAGAGGTCGCCATTTGGCATGACGGCGATGACGGCCCAGTGCGTGGCTTTTTCGCCGGGGTCAGCGGTGAGCACGGTGAACGCAGGCTGCGAAGGGATGACTCGCCGTGCATGGGTGCCGGTGAGGCGGGCGATGTGACGCTCGGTGATGTTATAGGCCATGACGGACCAGGGGAGGCCGAGCCATGAGTTGTAGAAATTTTGCAGGCCGGTGGTGATGAGGTCTCCTTTTTCGAGGAACTCCTTGGCCATGTCTCCAAAGGAAACTTTTGGGGCGTAGAAGCTGGGGATGCGAAAGGAGCGATCGGAGAGCGCAGCGTTGGCGTTGTGATGCACTTCTTCGTAGCGGTCGATCATGCCTGGCTTGTCGTCGTCGGTGATGAGGCATCCGTTTTTTGGGCAGACGTAGCGGGCTGATTCTCTGACGCGATCGATGTTCCACGAGCCATCCGCTCGGCGGGCATCGGGCGACCAGATGAGCGAGCGGTAGGTGTCGGAGACGGCGCGATCCTGCTCGGCCTCCAAGATGCTTTCCATGTCTTCGTCGGCATCGGCGTCCGCGTTTTTTTTCACCTCGAACTCGAAGGGAAAGTAGTGGCCGCAGTGAGGGCACGGCACGTGGAAGTGGGTCTGGGTGCCGCGCTCGTAGATCTTCCACGCGATGTGGTTGGGGGTGTTCGGCGTGAAATCCATCATCTGGAGCTCCAATCCTCGGAACTCTTTCGTGCGCTCGAAGGCCAGTTTGATGGGGTGGGCCTCGGGCGCTTGCTCGGAGTCGTGGTGTTTCACTTTGGCACCCTCGCAGATGTAGACGATGCCCTGCGTCGAGCCGGATGTGGAGGTGTCCGAGTTAATGCCCTCGAAGACGATGGGTGCGCCGCTCATTTCCATGTAGAGGGCGCGGAAGCGGGTGCGGTCGAAGGGCTTGTGGATGCGGAGAGCGTTGTTTTCCTCAATCAGTGCGCCGAGGCGTTTGTCGGAGATCTCGACGCGCAGCCAGTCTTCGGCATTGCCGAGGATGAGCGTGGGCATCGGTGAGTGCGCGATGCGGTAGGCAATGACGAGGATCATCGAGGTGGTCTTGAGCGTTTGCGAGCCGCCGGTGACGGTGAGTGAGCGGACGCCCGACTGCGGGTGGCCGCATTCGAGGATCGAGCGCATCATGGGGCGGCGGCGGATGGAGAATGGGCCACTGCTCGCCGGTGCCATCTTTGCAGGCAGGACCAGATTTTGTTCACACCACTCGGTGACTTTTGGGGGCGTGGAGAAGGCGAAGTCTTCCCGCAGGTAGGATGCGATTCGGGAACTCATGCCGCGTTCAGGTGCGGGGTGAGCTGGTCGAGCGCGTCGATGCACTGCTGGATCTGAGGCATGAGGCGGTTCAGCAGATACTCGGTGCCACCTTTGATGGCCTGCTGCTGGTTGGCCGGGTTGACGAGGATGGCCTGCTCGGCTGGCATGTTGGAAAGCATGTTTCGGAGCGGGATCAGAAAGCCGCTGCGGTAGGCGTGGAACTCATTGGCCGGGATGAGCCGCCGCTGGTCGACTTCCCACTGCGTGTGCTTGGCCTGCGCTTTTTCAAAGTCAGCCCGGAGCTTCATCAGCAGCCCCGCCTGGGCACCGGCCATGGCCACATCGCGGGGGATGACGCGGCCTGTTCCTTTTTCCGTGCCGCCCAGGCACTCGCGCCACATGGCGAAATGTTCCGCCCACATCAGCCAGGCTGCGTTTTTCATGCGTTCCGGTTCCGCGAGCGTCGACTGATCCAGCCCGATCGAAGGCGGCGGCGGCGGCGGTGCCAGCGGCGAAGCATACGCCAGCACCGTGGCCTCGTTGCTCGACAGCGGCTCATCCGACTTTCGCGAGACCGCCGCCACCATGGTCACCTGGGCGAACTTCTTCCAGTCAGGGTGCTGAGAGGTTGCGTGCCTCTGCGCCGTGCGCAATGAGACGCCGGTGGTCGTGGCGTAAGCCTTGATCACCGCTGCGAATGCCCTGTCCTTGCTTCCGTTCATTGTCGCACTTTCAAAAAGTGCGCCATGTCAATTTCAAAAGCGTCACGACTGGCGCTAAACGGTGACGCATTGCCGATGTCACGACATCGCGGATTTTCTCAATGGGACGTCTAACC